GAAGAAATGCGGTTCTTTACCATAGGCAATCACCGCCTAATCTTCAAGGGCATCTTCACCTGTGATAACAATAGGCTGCGTGATGTTCACATCCAGTTTGTCATTCCACATACCCAAGTGTTTACCAAGTAATTCAAGTGCTTTCAGTTTTGGTGAAATCTTGACTTCCCTTTCAACACTTGACCCGGTTTCTGATTCAGACTGTTTGTACTTCACGGATTCAATGCAAGCAAGGTCATCTTCTGATGCACCGTCTTTTATTCTTCCGTGACTGTCAACAAGGTCTGTCATCTTCACAAAAGCAATGCGGGCAAGTTCTAAAACAACCCTGTCCTGATTGATTCCTGTTCTTTTGCTGCGTTCTGCCATTGCAACACTAATTGCCTGTTGAACCTTGACATTTGCCAACATCCTTGAACCTTGCTGATCTGCTGTTTTTGCCGAATAACCCGCACGAATGGCTGCTTGTGTTGCGTTCAGGTCAATCAGGTATTCTTCAACAAAACGCTGCTGTTTTTCAGTTAATTTTGCCGTTTTTGCCATCAAACAACACCCCTTTCATGTATTTTTGCAATAAAAAATCCCTGAAACATTACATTTCAGGGTGCAAATATCGGCATAAACAAAAAAGAATTGTGAAAAAACAACCGCTTCTTCACAATTCCCATCTTGTCAAGATACATCCTATCATCAGATTCAAGAATACGCAATATACCTGAAACAACAAAATCTATCATAAAACGCTCTTTTTGTCATTTTAAGTGACAGTAAATATACATTAAGTTAAGTAATGCAGATCATCATAAGTTTCTTCAAACTTTGTAAGTGCTGCCTTGTGAAGATTCCTGACATACTGATATGACATACCCATTTCACCGGATGCAACTTTCAAACTTTTGAACTGCACATATACTTTGAATAATACCTGTGAATACCTTGCATTGTGCAGACCTCTAATCTGCTTGATGATCTGTTCCTTGGCATCTGAAAATTTGTCAATTTCCCTGTTTATCTGTTCATTGAAATCAACATAGTTTGTGACTGCCTTGCATAAACTGTCACCTGACGGACTTGTCTGCACTCTTTCAGCAGAATAATCCCGTACTGCAAGCATTGGTTTTCATATCATCAAGTCGTTCTAAGTCCTGATTGATATTAGTATCAAGTTCTTGTAACTGTGTCAAATACTGCCGTGCAGTCAATTTTTTATTATTCATCACTTTCACCTATCCTTTCTTGGTATCGGTTAGGTAACGGTTAAAAATTAGCAAAAAATGCCTTGAAAGCCTTGTAAATACTGACGGTAACGGTTGGTAACGGTAACGGTTAAATCCTTATACTATATATTTTTACTTTTTATAAATACATAAAAGTATAAAAAATAATATAATAAGAAAA